CAGAAAAGTACGGCCCGAACAAACTCAAAAACGCAGGATATGTGATCCAGTCCGGTGGAAAACGGATCAACATCCGCTGGAATGAGTGTGTCGAAATTTGAAAGGAGTATCAAAAATGGGGAAAATCATGGAGCTTTTTTACGGAGAGCTCGGGGCGTTTCAGGCGAAAATGGAAGACGACAAGTGGGAGGTTGAATTTCGGGATGAAAAATACCCGCCGAGGATCACGACGGATCAGCTTGTACCGCCGCTTTTTGAGATGACACCAGACGGCCAGAAGACCGAAGACCCGGCGTGCATACAGGTGATCGGCACACCGGACATGCGGATCATCGCGACCGGAAGGCTGCTGATCAGCAAAAAAGAGCTGACCAAGTACGTAAATACTGCACAGGGCTTGCTGCAGCTTTACCTGCACGCATTTATGCAGGAGCGCAAGGAAATGGAGGCGGAGCAGAATGACTGAAACAGCGAAAATCTATCGAGCCGCAATCGAGGTATTCGGCGGCGATCTGCAGGTCACGGTCGCCATAGAAGAGATGGCAGAGCTAACGAAGGAGCTGTGCAAGGCGCAGCGGGTGACGTTTGCCGCTCGGGGCGGCCTCGGGGATGGGCTGATCGACAACCACGACGAGATCGCCGAGGAGATCGCGGACGTCCAGATCGCGCTGGAAGAGCTGACGCTGCTGTTCGGCGTCCCAGTGGAAGTGCAGATAGCCAGAAGGCAAAAGCTTGCTCGTCTGGAAATGCGGATCGAGAAGGCAAGAGAGGCACGCGGGGATAATCGTGAGCATACCGCAAATTGGGAAGCGCTGGGCCCGAAAGGGAATCCATGGTATGCAAAGCTGAATGGGCCGGGGCCAGATCCCAAAGGAGCGCGTGGTGCGTGGGGCATCTGCCCGAAGTGCGGAGCCGTCGGGCAATGCTATTGGGACAAAGAGGAAGATACCCGCACGTGTATGGCGTGCGGGTACAAGGACTGACGCTGAACGGGTGGCCGGAATCTCCGGCCACGCTTTGAGCGGGCAGAAAAAAGAAAGAGGAGCTGAGACTATGGCAAAGAGATGCAAACGCCGGATATTTGCCGGGCATGTATGCAAGCAGATCGTGTATACCGTCGCGGACGGCACGGAGATCAAGGCCAGCAAGCCGCGCAGGCCGCGCTTTCAGACGCCGGCAGAGCGCGACGAGTTTAACGGCAAAGTCTCAGCCAGCCGCCTGGAAACGCTGGTCAATGCCAACTTCGGACCAACATCCTATTACTCCACACTGACGCTCGATACTGAGAATGAGGTACATACCGCCGCCGAGATGCGAAAGCTCCGGGACCGGTATTACCGCCGCCTTACGTATAATTACCCTGATGCAAAGATCGTTGTGGTTTACGGTCAGGGGAAAACAACCAGCAGATTCCACCTGCACATGATCTCGGATGGCATTCCGCCGGAGGCAATCGGCAAGCTGTGGGGATATGGCAGCGTGGCCGAGAGCAGGCATCTGCGCAAACATAATTTTTATCTGGACGAAAATGGAAATAAAGTCGACCACGGGCAGGACTACACGGCGCTCAGCAACTACCTGCACGGACACTGGCGCAAGGAGTTCGGAGGCCATCGCTACAAGGCCAGCCGCACCTGCGTCCGGCCGGAGCCGGAACCGGCGACCGAGGCCGTCCGGGACTACAGTCCGGAGCGCCCGCCGGTCGCACCGCGCGGCTATATCCTCGTCGAGGCCCGTACCACGCAGTACGGCTTACAGATATATAAATATGTAAGAGACCCAAAAGAAGAACGCAAGCGGACCGGGAGCCGCCTTATTTAAGCCTTGTAAATGTGTAGCGTTATAAGGCGAAAAGGAGGCATGAGATGAGCGACTACTGGCACAAGGAATATATCTGCCCTTTCTGGCAGGCAGCAGGGAAAAAGTCGATCCGCTGCGAGGGGGAATGCGTGATCGTATTCCCGGAGCGGCGGGAGACAGCGGAGTACATCGCGAGGTACTGCGCAAGCTTTGATTATCCAAATTGCAGCATTGCAGAGGCGAAGATCCGGCACTACGAAAAAACAGAATGAAAGCCGAAGCGCATGTGGGAGGAATCCTGCATGCGCTCATTCTGCATGCGCGTGGGGTGAAAACATTTTCCGGATACGCTATGCTGAAAAGCAGAAGGGAGGCGTGAGCCATGGCGAGGAAACCGAAGTATGAATCCGTGGAGCAGATCGAAGGGCTGATCGAGGCGTATTTTGAGAGCTGCAAGGGAGAGATCCTGCGGGATGAGGACGGGCGCATCGTTTTCAACCAGAAAGACGGGACTCCGGTCTGGGTGGGGCGGAAGCCGCCGACGATACCGGGGCTTGCGCTGGCGCTGGGCTTTTCCAGCAGGCAGAGCCTGTACAACTACAAGGCCAGGAAAGAATTTATGGACACGATTTCGCGCGCGCAGACGCGCGTGGAACAATATACGGCCGAAAGACTGTTCGACCGGGATTCTCAGCGTGGGGCACAGTTCGCGCTGGAGTATGGGTTCCGGTACAAACGTGACGCGGAAGGAGAAAAGCAGGACGAAAGCCAGCGCATCACCATGGAGCCAGAAGCGGAGGCCTACGCGGAATGAAAACGATCCGCTTCGGAGAACCGAACGAAAAGCAAAAGCTGTTTCTGCTGGACCATCACCGGCATGTGGCCTATGGCGGCGCGCGCGGCGGCGGCAAGAGCTGGGCCGTACGGACGAAGGCGAAGCTGCTGGCCCTGCATTTCAAGGGAATCAAGGTCCTGATCGTAAGACGCACGATGCCTGAACTCAGGAACAACCATATCGAGCCCTTGAAAAAAGAGCTGGCGGGGATCGCGAAGTACAACACCACCGACAAGATCTTCCGATTTCCAAACGGATCGACGATCAAATTCGGCTACTGCGACAACGAGGGAGACCTGCAGCAATACCAGGGCGCGGAGTATGACGTGCTGTTTATCGATGAGGCCGGGCTGCTGCAGAAGGAGTGGATCGACAAGATCAACGCCTGCGTGCGAGGAACGAACGGATTTCCGAAGCGGACGTATTACACGCTGAACCCGGGAGGGCCAGCACATGCGTATTTCAAGCGTCTGTTTGTCGATCGCCGCTTTGAGGGCAAAGAGAAACCGGAAAACTACAATTTCATTCAGGCGCTCTTGCAGGACAACAAAATCCTGATGCAGACCCAACCGGAGTATATCGACCAGCTCGAGACGCTGCCGCCGAAGATCCGGGAGGCGTGGCTGTATGGCAGATGGGACGTCTATGAAGGACAGTTCTTCGAGGACTTCCGGGACGACCCGGAGCATTACAAGGACCGGCGCTGGACGCATGTCATCGAGCCGTTTGAGATCCCGGACGGATGGACGATCTGCAGGAGCTATGACTTTGGCTACGGCAAGCCGTTTTCCTGCGCGTGGTGGGCGGTCGACTATGACGGCGTGATCTATCGCATTCTGGAGCTTTACGGATGCACGAAGACACCGAACGAGGGCGTCAAGTGGAACCCGGACAAGCAGTTTGCGGAGATCAGCAGGATCGAGCGGACGCATGCGTGGCTCAAAGGGAAGAGCATCATCGGCGTCGCCGACCCGGCGTGCTGGGCGGCGGATCGCGGAGAGAGCATCATGCAGACCGCAGCGAAATACGGTGTATATTTTTCACCGGGAGACAACGAGCGCATTGCGGGGTGGATGCAGTGCCACTACCGGCTACAGTTTGACCCGGATGGATACCCGAGAATGTATGTATTTGCAGGGTGCAAAGCGTTTATCCGGACGATCCCGATGCTCATGTATGACGAGCACAAGGTGGAGGATCTGGATACGAAAATGGAGGATCACTGCGCGGACGAATGGCGGTATATGTGCATGTCGAGGCCAATCAAGCCGACGGTACCGGCAGAAGCACCGCCGGTTCTGTTTGATCCGCTGGACATGATGAAACGGAGGTAAGGCCATGCTGGCACCACAACTGACGGAGACTGAGAAGCAGACCATGATGACGGAGGTCTTTCTCGGATACAACCACAACCTCGAGCTGGCGGACGGGGAGTTTTATGACATGGAGAATCTGTCGGCGGACGAGTATCCGCTGCTCGCGCCGCGGCCAAGGCGAGGGACGGCACAGACGGTCACGGGGGTACAGGGGATCCTCGCGAAGGACGCGCTGTGCTGGGTGCGGAGCAATACGCTGTACATAAACGGCGCTTCCATGGAGGCGTATATGCCGGCCGTCAGCATTTCGGCGGGAGAAAAGCAGCTCATTTCCATGGGCGCGTACCTGTGCATTTTCCCGGACGGGATCTACTTCAACACCGAAAAGTATTCCGACAACGGATACATGGGGCAGGAGAATGTGGTCGACGCGGCTGTAACGAACGTCGAGATCTCCCTCTGCCTCGTCGACGGGACGGCGCTGACGGTGAGCTTCACGCAGGCGAGCCAGCCGGAAAGCCCGACGAATGGCCAGTACTGGTTGGACACGTCCGGCAAGCTCCACACGCTCAAGCAGTGGGCGGAGGCAACGAGCCAGTGGGTGAGTGTACCGACGGTATACCTGAAGATTTCTGCTAACGGCATCGGGAAGGGCTTCAAGCAGTACGACGGCATCCAGATCTCGGGTCTGTCCGGAAATGAGCAGATCGAAAAGCTGAACGGCAGCCAGATCCTCTATGACGTGGATGACAGCTATATCGTGATCATTGGCCTTGTCGATGAGATCACGAAGGTCACGAGCGGGACCGTGAAGACGGCACGCAGAGTGCCGAGCATGGACTTCATCACCGAGAGCGGGAACCGGCTGTGGGGCTGCAAGTACGGCGTGGCGGACGGCGAGACCGTCAATGAGATCTACTGCTGCAAGCTGGGCGATTTTAAGAACTGGGAGTGCTACCAGGGCGTGTCGACGGACTCGTGGCGCGCGAGCTGCGGCACGGACGGGAAGTGGACCGGCGCGGCGACGCTGGCGGACAGCCCGATCTTCTTCAAGGAGGACTGCTTCCACCGGGTGTATCCGTCGGCGACGGGCGCGCATCAGGTGGTCGTGCAGCGGTGCGCGGGCGTGCAGAACGGCTCTGCGAAAAGCCTCGTCGTGGTGGACGACCGGCTGTATTACAAGTCGCGCATGGGCGTGTGCGTGTATGACGGGAGCCTGCCGCAGGACATCGGCAGCTGCTTCGGAACGAAGCTCTACTACAACGCCGTGGCCGGCGGCGTCAGAGGGAAGTACTTCATCAGTATGGAGGATGAAGAGCATAGCTGGACGCTGTTTGTCTACGATACCCGCAAGGGGTTATGGCACAAGGAGGATGATACCCACGCGGAAGCCTTCGCCCGGGTGGACGATGAGCTGTATTTCCTTGAGGACGGGACGCTCAAAACGGTCTACGGCACCGCCGGCACGCTGGAAGATCCGGTGAGCTGGATGGCCGAGACGGGGATCATGACGTATGGCCTTGTGGGAAAGAAATACGTCTCGCGGATCAATCTGCGCATGCAGCTGCCGAAGGGCTCCTCTGCCGACTTCTGGGTGCAGTACGATTCCGATGGCCTGTGGCGGCACTGCGGACATATCGAGGGAAGAGGCCTCAGAACGTTCCTGCTGCCCATCCGCCCGGCGCGGTGCGACCACCTCAAGTTCCGGCTGACGGGCAAGGGCGAGATGAAGCTGTTCAGCCTGGCACGGGTTTTAGAGGCAGGGAGTGACGCATAATGGGATCTTTAACACTTGCATACCCGTCGATCGCGGGGAAGACGACGCAGGAGCAGCTGGAGAGCATGCGCCGGTATCTGTGCAGCGTGATGGAGCAGCTGAATCTTGCCGACTGGTCGGCGCAGGCGACGCTGCAGGAGATCTCGCAGGCCATCGACGCGGACAGCCTGTCGGAGGCGGAGAAAAAGACCACGCTCTCGGGCTACGCGGCGCTGAAATCCCTCATCATCAAGACGGCGGACTTCGCTGCGGAAAACTCGGAGACGTGGTCAACCAAGTTGTCCGGCAGCTATGTGGCGATCTCGGATTTCGGCAAGTATCTGGAGAAGACGCAGCTGACGATCGAGGGCAATTCCGTGGGCATCAAACAGCTGTATGACTACACGGCGGGCGTCAACAATCAGTTTTCGGTCAATTCGCAGCAGTATATCAAGACGGGCCTGCTTTATTACGACGACATTACGCCGGTCTACGGCGTGGGCGTGGGTAATATCGAGACGACGGTGACGGACGGCGGCGAAACCGTCATCGACCAGACGAAGAACGAGCTTCTGACCGTGACACCGGATAAGATCAGCTTCTGGCAGGACGGGAAGGAAGTCGCGTATCTGTCGGAACAGAAGCTCCACTTCCCGTCCGGCACGCTGGAGGCGTACAACGCGGTCCTGACCGGCACGATCACGGCGGCGGCCGGTTCGAGCTTCGGCCCGTGGACGATCTCGACGAGCAGCATTTACTATTCGGACGATGAATATGGCGGCAGCGAGAGCATGTATTTCGGCGTGGGCGGGCTTTCCATCAAGGATAAGTTCAAGGTCAGCGCGAACGGCAAGCTCATCTGCACGGACGCTGTCATTTCCGGCGCGATCACCGCGACGCGGTTGGATGTGACGGACGCCGTCATCACAGGGCTGAAAGCGGACGACATTACAGCCGGCAATTTCTCGGCGTCCCGCATCAATGGCGGCGTGCTGGATTTTAACAACTTTTCCGTCGACCATCTTTCGGCGAACGATATCACGACAGGCACGCTGTCGGCGGATTATATCCGGCTGGGCGGCGATATGGCGGTCTACAGCTCCGTCTACGGCAGTACGATCGGCGGATACCTGGGCTACACGACGGGCGACTATGGCGGCGAGGGCATCCATATGCTGAGCGGCTACGGCGAGGTCGTGGCGACGACGAGCGGCGCAAAGCTCTGCTATAGCAGCAATACGATCTCCGTCACCGGCAGCGGCGCGCATACAAACTGCACGACGACCATCGGCGGCAATCTGTCGGTCTCGGGCAGCGCCGCGCCGGAAACGGACGGCGGCGGCTCGCTTGGCTATTCCAACAACCGCTGGTCGGTCGTGTATGCGCAGACGGGGACGATCAGCACGTCCGACCGGGAGAAGAAGACGGATATCTCCTATGAGCTGGCGCAGTATGACGCGCTGTTTGACCGGCTGCGCCCGGCCTGCTACCGGATGAAGGACGGTACGTCCGGCCGGATCCATACGGGCCTCATCGCGCAGGACGTGGAGCAGGCGCTGAGCGCGTGCGGTCTGGATGGGTCCGCGTTCGCGGCCTTTGTCCGCTCACCGCGGGAAGACGGCGGGGCGGATTACGGCCTTCGGTATGAAGAACTGACCGCCCTGTGTATCCGGCAGATCCAGAGGCTTGCCGCACGGGTGAAACGATTGGAGGGAAACACATGAGCAAGATCTCAAAGGCCATCGGCCAGCTGCGCGGCGGTCTGGTGGAAACGATCAACGCATCCGGCCTGCCGCCGTGCATCGTGGGGATGGTGCTGGACCAGATCCGCGCGCAGGTGCGCCTGCTGGAGGCGCAGGAGGAAGGACAGGAGGAAAATGAGCATGCAGACAGAACAGATGATGCAGCAGATGGCGACGCAGAATGACCAGGCGAGCGGGCAGGCCGTTGTAAAAGCGATCGGCGAGGAGCAGGCGCGCCGGGCAATGGACACGCTGCTGCGGTACAAGCAGGGCAAGAGCGCACTGGAAGCGCGCGTTATTGCGTCAGAAGACTGGTGGCGCATGCGCAGTTGGCAGCGGATCCAGAAAGGGAACCCGGAGGACGACAAGTGGACGTCTGCCTGGCTCTTCAACGTCATCATGGGCAAGCACGCGGACGCGATTGCGGCATACCCGGCCCCGGCAATCCGCCCGAGGGAACCGGACGACCGGATGGAGGCGGCGAAGCTGTCCTCCGTTCTGCCGGTCATTCTGGAGCAGAACGACTTCGAAGAGGTCTATTCCGACAGCCAATGGACGAAGCTCAAGCAGGGGACTCTCATCTGGCACGTAAAGTGGGATTCTTCGAAGCTGAACGGCCTCGGGGATATCTCGGTGCAGCCGGTGGATATCCTGTCGTTCTTCTGGGAACCGGGCGTGCGGGATATCCAGAAGAGCAAAAATATCTTCTTGACCGAGATGGTGGACAATGACATGCTGATCGAGAAGTGGCCGGAGCTGCGGGGGAAGCTAAATTCATCCGGGGACGTACAGCAGAAGTACAACACAGACGACGTGGTTTCCTACGACGGGAAGTCGATGGTGGTGGACTGGTATTACCGGAAGTATCAGAACGGACGAATGGTGCTGCACTTTGCAAAGTTCGTAGGCGACACGGTCTTGCAGGCGACGGAGAACGACACGGAGCAGAAATACGATACGATGACCATGCCGGACGGCAGCATCGTGCAGCAGCCGGTCGGGAAGCCCATGGCGGAGACGGGCCTGTATGACGACGGAGAGTATCCGTTCGTCATTGATGCGCTGTTCCCGGTCGAGGGCAGCATTGCGGGGTACGGCTATATCGACATCGGAAAGTCGACACAGGAGCAGATCGACCGGATGAATCAGGCGATCGTGAAGAACGCGATCATGACGACGACTCCCCGGTGGTTCAAGCGGTCGGACGGGTCGGTCAATGAGCAGGAGTTCGCGGACTGGACGAAACCGTTCGTCCATGTGGACGGCAATCTGGGGCAGGACAGTCTGCAGCCGATCCAGGTCAATATGCTCAACAGCAATTACATTGCGATCCTGCAGAACAAGATTGAGGAACTCAAGTGGACGACGGGCAACACGGACGTCAATAACGGCGCGGCAAGCTCCGGCGTGACGGCAGCGTCCGCCATTGCGGCATTGCAGGAGGCGTCCGGGCGGAGCAGCAAGGATTCCACAAAGTCTGCGTACCGGGCCTACGCACGGCTCATCCGCATGGTCATTGAACGGATCCGGCAGTTCTACGACCTGCCGCGACAGTTTAGGATCATCGGGCAGCGCGGCGCAGAGCAGTTTGTGCAGTACAGCAATCAGGGTCTGCAGCCGCAGACGCTCTACGGCGCAGACGGGCAGCCGGATGGAATGCGGAAACCGGTGTTTGACATTGAGGTCTCGGCGCAGAAGGCGAGCGAGTACACGTCCATGGCGCAGAACGAGCTGGCGCTGCAGTTCTTCCAGCTGGGGTTCTTCAACCCGCAGATGGTGGATCAGGCGCTGGCAACGCTCGACATGATGGACTTCGACGGGAAGGACTCGATCATCCAGAAGATACAGGAGAACGCAGATTTGCAGGAGCGGCTCATCCAGTGGCAGCAGCTGGCGCTCGCACTGGCGGACCGGTACGATCCGGTCATGGGTGAGGGGCTGGCGCAGCAGATCCTGCAGGAGGGCGGGCAGGCAGCCCCGCAGGCGAGCGCGGCGGCAGCGGAGAAGCCGAAGATCAACACGGGCGAGACGCAGGAACCGAAGATCGTGGAGAATGCACGAAAAAAGTCGGAAGAAAGCACGCAGCCGAGCTGATGGCGTGGGGTGAAACTGCAAAAAGTTTGTGCTACGATGCATTTAGAATCAAATGCCAGAAAGGAATCATGCAATGGCAGAAGAGATCACGGGCGTAAGCGTTCAGACGGACGCAGCTGGCGACGCCGGTCAGCAGAGCGGGCAGGCAGCCACCGCGCAGGCGCAGGCGCAGCAGCAGCCGGTCACGGCCCCGGACGCTCAGGGGCAGGGAACACAGCAGGAAGAAACGTTCGACAGTCTGATCCAGGGCAGATACAAGAAGGACTTCGACGCCGCCATGCAGAAGGCGGTCCGGCAGCGCGTGAAGGGCATGAACCAGTACAAGAGTCAGGCAGATGCAATGGCTCCGATCATCGATCAGCTGGGCGCGCTTTACGGCATTGACACGTCCGATCCACGGAAGACGGACTTCACGGCGCTTGCGCAGCGGTTTGCCTCTGACGAGAGGCTATACAGCGCGGAAGCGATGGAGCGGGGCGTGACGGCAGACGTACTCAAAAAAGAGTACGCAAGCAGGGCAGAGAATACGTCCATGCGGCGGCAGCTGCAGGAGTATCAGATGCGGGAGGCCTTTGAGGGGATGCGGGCAGACTTCGCGCGGGATGTCACAGCGGTCTACGGTGCCGACTTCGAGAGCGAAATGCAGAATCCGGATTTTGCAAGGCTCATGGGAGCGGGCGTACCGGTGAAGACGGCCTATGAGGTCATCCACCAGCAGGAGATCGCGCAGGCGCGGGCGCAGGCTGCGGCCAATCAGGCGCGGGAGAACGTCATGAAGACCATTCAGGCGCAGGGGGCAAGACCAGAAGAGATCGGCTCCGGCGCCGGAGGCGGAACGACCGTCCCGATGAAAACGAAATGGACACGCGCGGAGGTGGAGGACATGCGCCGCCGCGCAGCAATGGGGGAGCGAGTGATCCCCTGAGAAAGGAGATAAGAAGATATGTTTGAATCCAAAGTCGGATTTCAGTTTTTTGCTGACGCCGGTACGCTTGTCAACGCGACCGGCAACTACGTAAACGCAGGCACCGGCCAGACGACCGCGTTCAGCGGCAATGATACGCTGGCGCCGACCATGAAGACGTTCTACGACACGCAGCTGCTTGAAAACGCCAGACCGAACCTTGTGCATGCACAGCTGGCAGGCCGTCAGGCGCTGCCGCGCAACCACGGCAAGACCGTCGAGTGGCGCAAGTGGAACACGCTGAAGGACGCAGAGGAGCTGACTGAGGGCGTCATCCCGACCGGACAGAAGATGGGCCAGACCAGCACGACCGGCGCGATCAAGCAGATCGGCCTGTATGTGACGGTCTCCGACCAGCTGGAGCTGCATGCGCTGGACAACGTGATCCTCGGCGCGACCGAAGAACTCGGCGCTTCCGCCGGTACGTCCATCGACAAGCGCGTGCGAGACGCGGTCGTGGCAGGCTCGAACGTGCAGTACTGCGACAAGGTCGCGACGGGCGGCACGCACACGGCAGTCACCAGCCGCGCAGGCCTCGACATGACGGCGAAGCTGACGCCGGACGAGGTCAACAAGGCCGTGACGACGCTGAAGAAGATGAAGGCTCCGAAGATCGACGGCAAGTATGTCGCGATCATCCATCCGTCGGTTGCATACGACCTGCGGTCCTCGGACGCATGGGTCGAGGCGCACAAGTATGCAGACGTCACGCCGCTGTTTTCGGGTGAGATCGGCGAGCTGCACGGCGTCCGGTTCGTAGAGACGACGGAGGCGAAGATCTTCAACAACTCGACCTGCCCGGTCAAGACCGCAGCAGCTGACGGAAATCCGGCGGTCTACTACAGCGTGTACGCGACGCTGTTCCTCGGCAAGGACGCATACAAGATGATCGACCCGGAGGGCGGCAACCTACAGATGATCGTCAAGGGTAAGGATGAGATCGGCGGCCCGCTGAACCAGTTCTCGACCGTCGGCTACAAGGCCGAGATGGCGGCAAAGCTGCTGTACGAGGACCGCATGGTCCGCGTGGAGAGCTGCAGCGCATACTCCGGTACGGACGCGGCCAACTGAGAAAGGAGAACATACCATGGCAACTGAGAAGACCGCTGCGGCGGCTGCACAGGCAAATCCGGAGGACGTGTGGAACGTCATGAAGACGATCTACCTGCCTCGCGGGCAGGAGAACGAGGAGCGGAGCCGATTCGTGGCGGTGAACGGCAGGACGTTCATGGTGCCGAAGGGCAAAGACGTGCAGGTACCGCTGCCAGTATACGAAGTTCTCATGAACGCACGGATGGCGGAGGAAGAGGCTTTCCGACGCGCACAGGAAGACAACTGACAAGTAAATGCCCATGACGGCAGGAAGCAAGGGAAGGGGCAGAAATGCCCCTTCTTTTGGTAAGGAGGGAAAATGAAAATTCGGGAAGCGATCGAGACGGTCGACCGGCTGATGCCGAACCAGTATGAGAACCCGGATAAGATCCGGTGGCTGTCGGAGCTGGACGGCATTGTGTACAGGGATATCATCTGCACGCACGAGCATGAGACGGAGCCGGCGGCATTTACGGGCTACGACGAGAGCGTGGACTATGAGACGGAGCTTCTGATCCCGTGGCCGTATGACGAGATCTACCGCTGGTACCTGAGTATGAAGATCTGCGATGCCAACGGGGAGACAGCGAAGTATTCAAACGAGGCAGCAAAGTACAACAGCTACTGGCAGGGGTATTTCAACGCCTACAATCAGGCGCACATGCCGAAGCAGTACGCGACACATTTCAGACTTTAAGGCGGTGAAAGGATGGGAGTATACAGAGTAGAGACCGGCGGCAAGGCCCCGGCTGGACTTTCGGCGGGCGACGAGGTCGTGACCGGCGGCGGCACGTACCGCATTACGGGCGTGAACGCAGACGGTAGCTACCAGTCGCAGCTGGTAAACAAAAATCAGACGATCCATAACTACAGCGGCAGCTACGCGCAGAGGAACAGCCCGTATACATCGGCAGGCGTATCGGGGTATACGCAGAGCAAGCTGAACAGCCTTGAGGGCGGGTACACGCCGTCCAGCAGTGTGCAGGCGGCGCAGGCGTATCTCAACCAGGTCAAAGCCAGCAAGCCGGGCGCGTATCAGTCGCGCTGGGACGATGAACTGACAGAACTGTATGACCAGATCCGGAACCGGAAGAAATTCAGCTACGATCTGGGGACGGATCCACTTTATCAGCAGTACCGCGAGCAGTACCAGCGGCAGGGCAGGCTTGCCATGCAGGACACGATGGGGCAGGCAGCGGCGCTGACAGGCGGATACGGCTCAACCTACGGTGAGCAGGTGGGGCAGCAGGCGTACAATGCGTATCTGCAGAACCTCAACGACATTGTGCCGCAGCTGCAGCAGCAGGCATACCAGCGGTATCAGGATGAGGGGACGGACCTTTATAACCAGTACAGCCTGGTCAAAGGCCGGGACGACACGGACTATGGCCGCTACCGCGACACGGTGAGCGACTGGTATTCCGACCTCGCAGACGCGAGGAGCGAATACAACACGGAATATTCCAACGATCTGAGCCAGTGGGGGACGATGCTGGATTACTGGTCGCAGAAGGCCAACAACGAGAACGCCGCGTACCTGCAGGCACTGGCGACGGAGCAGGCAGCAGCGAAGAAATCCGGCAGCGGCTCCGGCGGCGGAAGCAGAAAGAACAGCTCCGGCGAGCTTTCGGACAAAGAGAACGAAACGCTGGCAAAAGCGGCAATGGCATACTGGAAGAAGAACCCGGGGATTTTTCTGGATAGCCGGACGCTCGACTATTACCTCAACAGTAAGGGGTACAACACCTTGCAGGCAAACACCTTCAAGGCGTATCTCGAAGCATACGGAGCGACATACCAGCGGCAGCGCTAACGGAGGGCAGCATGGGACGAATCAAACTGACAGAAGAACAGATACGGATCGCAGAGCGCGTCAAAAACGGACAGGGAGCCAGCACACAGCAGGCTCCCTCAGCCTATCGCGGCGGAAGGATCACGCTGGACCAGAAGCAGATCCAGATCGCGAGTAAGTACGGCCTGGTAAATCAGGATTATGCGAAAAACAGGCAGGGAACGCAGACAACCGTGGACGATCCTCTGCACAAGCAGTATGCGGCGTTTATGGCATATCAGAACGCCGTGCGCGAGGCGGAGCTTGCGCAGATAAAAATGAAGCCGTATTTGAGCGGGACGAAGAAGACACAGAACAGCGCGATCGGCGGGAAGGTATCGCAGCAGGAATACAGCCGTTCCCCGGCTATGCAGGCGGAATACGGCACGTATGAGAATTATCTGCGCGGCGTGACGGCGGCGCAGGGGCGGAAGCTCGGAACGCAGGCGCTTCGGCAGCAGAGCACGCTGATGGCCGGGCAGTTCGCCCCAGCAACGCAGAAGACACGCGAGGATGTAAACGCACTGAACCGGCGCACGCGGGCGGCACAGAATGCGCAGCGGGACCAGGTACGCGGCATGCGGCGGACGTCACAGGAGCTGGGGAAGCAGATCGAGGCGCTGGAAGAGGAACAGGCAGACGCACACTTTGCGGCAGATGGCCGCTCCGCGAGCGGGAAAAGCCCAACGCAGCTGCAGGATGAGATCAACGCGCTGCAGGATCGGAAGAACCTTGTGGACAGCCAGAGTGTGCTGGAACGGGCACGGGATGCCATGAGCGGACTGAGCGAGGAAGAGCAGAACCTGCTGCGGCAGTATCGCGGGCAGGAGCTGAACGGGTATCAGGTGCGGGCGTATGCGAAATACGACGCGAAGACGGCGCTCAACGAAAAAGGCTACAGTGACGACACACTCAAGCGGCTGGCGGAATGGCAGAAGGTGCTGGACGACTACGACAACGCACAGAAGCTCGATCAGGCGGCGCAGGAGATGGGAAGCGGATCCTTCGCGGGGAAAGCCGCGGCGACGCTGTTCTCTGCGGCGCTGGCGCCGGGGAAGGCACTGGGCAATCTGGAGTCGCTGCGCGGCGTATTGCCGAAGTGGGCGGGCGGCTATCAGAACGAGGATATGCCGACGAATATTTATAGCCCGGCGTACAATGCGTCTCGCCTGTCATCCGGCATTCGGCAGAGCGTGATGCAGAATATGAACCCGACGGGGCAGTTTCTGTATCAGGCGGGCACGTCGGCGCTGGACAGCGCGGTCAACATGGCGGTATCGACGGGACTTGTCGGGACGGTCGGCGGCGCGGCGGGAGCGGGCGCGAAAGACGCAATCGCGGAGACGATGAACTGGGTCATGGGATCGCAGGTTGCAGCAGATTCGGTCTATGAGGGCATTCAGAACGGCAAGTCCAACGCGGATGCGCTGGTCGACGGTATCGTCGAGGGTGCGATCGAGGGTATTACGGAAAAATACTCCGTGGGTGATATCATCGAGAACATGTTGAGCGGGAAGGCCGTGTGGAGGAAGGCACTGCGGTCGTTCGCGTCGGAAGGCGCGGAAGAGATCGCGTCCAACTGGCTAAACCGTGCGTATGACGTGGTGGCAAAGCACGACCGGGGTGAGGTCATGACGGCCTACGCAAATTATATCGCAGAGGGCAAGACACCGGCGCAGGCGCTGGCGGCGATGGTCGGAGACTTCGTAAAGGAAGACAGCCTTTCGTTCCTTGCGGGCGGCCTGTCCGGCCTTACGATGGCAGGAACTTATGCGGGCGTGAACCGCGTGATTTTGGAGGCAAACGTCACGCAGACGGCCAGAGCGGTCATAGAGGCGGGCGAAGTGCAGGACGTCATCGACTATGGCATGGCGCAGGAAGAGGGCACGAAGGCGCACCAGCTGGCCGAGGAACTGCAGCAGACCGTGGACGATGGCGGCGAGGTGACGCAGAAGGCCGTGGAGAACACACTGCGTGAGGTGGCGAAGGAGCAGCAGGCGGCCGTGGACGAAGGGCAGGAGCCGCGCGTGCCGGAGACGCTGACCCGGCTCGAGCAGCTGCAAGCGCAGGAGCAGCAGCGGCAGGCGCAGGCAGAAGCAGATGAAAAGACCTTCCAGATCTACAAAGACGCCAAGGAGACGGCGCAGGAGAACCAGAGGCTTGCACAGCAGTACCAGCAGGAGCAGGAACAGAGCCGCGCACAACAGTCTGTACAGGCCGTTCAGCAGGCCCAGCAGGCGGCGCAGCGGCAGTACGACCAGGACAGCCTGCTCGCACCCATTCCGGGGACGGAGAACATGGGCGAGCTGGACATGGACCAGTTCGCCCGGCAGCAGACGGCGGACGCGGAGCAGGCGCTGGACGAAGCGGCTGCGCAGCAGGAAGAGCAGTATCTTCAGACGCAGGCCCAGAGAGCGGGCTACGACGAGCAGACGGCGGCGTATTTCCTGAACGGGAACACGACGGGCATGCCGGCGGAGCAGTATGCGCAGAGCTTCGGGCAGGTCTATGAGCAGGGCAGACTCGGCGCGAGTGAGCAGAGGGCGATGCGCTACGCCGAAGGAATGAATCAGGACGTGGCGGCAGCCGCCTATCGAGCGGGCATTGCCGCAGGGCAGAAAGGGGTAAACAATGGCAGTATCGAGGTTACTGATGAAGGACAAGTCGGGCAGGCTGGTCAGCGTGCCGAAGGACAAGCTGGAGGCGTTCGCCAAAGCACAGCGCAGCAGCAAAGAGCTGACGCCGGAAGAAAGAGAGCGCAGGGTGCAAGAAATCTCGCAAAGGCTTGGGATGAAGTAGAACTTTCGACGCTCGGCTTTGGAAAGGACAACACGCAAAAAGTGCGCGTCATGCCGAAGGGGCAAGAGGCCAGAAACGAAGATATCCAGGCGGCGGAAAAGTTCTTCCGGTCGATGGGCGTGCAGAACGCGCGGTTCTTCACCGGGCAGCTGACGCAGGAGATCGATGGGCAGACGTTTTATGCGGACGCTGCCGTGACGGAGGACGGATCCGTGCTCATCCGGGCGGACAGCGAGGAGTATTCCGCCTTCGAGCTGGCGAAGCACGAGGGATATCACCTGCTTGTCAAGCGCTGGCCGGAGATGGCGGCGAAGATCCAGAAGCGGCTGCTGGGCGAGGGCAAGATCACAAAGGAGATGATCGAGAGCTATGTGGACGCATACGCCGGGATCTACGGTGACGACACGGATGCCTACGTCGAGGAGATCATCGCGGACACCTACGCCGGCATGAACCGAACGGACTACGGCACGAACCAGCTGCGCGTGGACGTGAAGATGGAGGTCGGCCAGTGGCAGAAAAAATCCGGCAGCGCGAGAGCACCGCCAGGAAACCGGTATTCTATGGCAGGCGCAAACGCCCGCGGCGCGGACTTGAATGCGCTGGAACAAGCGCAGGAGATGAAGGAAAAGGGAAAATCTGACGAAACTATTTTCCGACAGACCGGGTGGTATGCCGGAGCAGACGGGAAATGGCGCTTTGAAATCGACGATTCCGGGATGGAGACAGACACGAAGTGGAAGTTCTTGAGGAACCCAGACGCGAGACGGTACAACGAACTGTTCGAGACGGCGTATCTTTATGATGATGCAACAGAAGCAGAGCTTCAGGAACTACAGATACTAGAAAAGGACCTGAAAGGCGTAAGAAAATCGCCACTGTATCTAAACGAGATTGTAAAGCATGATAAACTGTTTGAATCGTACCCGGAACTGAGGAATGTGAAAGTACGCTTTGGGGCTGACATTGGGAACAGGGAAGGAACCTACCAAAACGGCGAAATTGTTTTAAGAGCGGGTCTAAAACTGGAGCCAGAGAAACTTAAAAGAACGCTTATCCATGAAATACAACATATCATTCAAGAACAGGAAGGATTTGCAAGAGGAACAAATCCGGGATACTGGGATGAAATGATGCAAGGTGGCTATTCACGCCGGAGAAACGACGGGCGCATTGAGCGCGCGAGAAAAGAGTATCGCCGAATCTTTGATAGTGCGCCGGAGGAGTTCAAAGACAAGGTTCGCAAGATCAACCGTGCTAGGCTGGACGGAGACTATAATGCGGCGGAAAGCGTCATAGACGAGATATATGACAGCGAATATGCCGATTTGTGGTCGCAGCTCGAAGATGCAGAATTTGAATGGAGGAGCGACCGCGGCGAAGAGATGACCGCATTCGACCTTTACTACAATACAGCGGGAGAAGTTGAGGCGCGCGACGCGGAGGACAGACTGAGCATGACGGCGGAGGAACGCAGAAACAGAATGCCAAATCGCGGCGATGAGAATACAGTTTTTGCGAAATTCTCTGCCAGTGCGCGGCAGGCGTCGGAGCGGGATAAACAGAACCTTGAGACCGTCTCTGCGATGCTGGACGATGGGAGCGGGCGCGGTGTGTTTAAGGACGCCGTTTTCCTGCGGAATCCAAGGCTCATGCAGAAACTGATTGATGAGCGGGAGAAGACGAAGACGGCAGCGTTCCGGGATTGGTTCGCAGACAGCAAGGCAACGAACACGACAGGCGAGCCACTGCTGGTGTTCCACGGTGCCGGAGCGAAATTTACAAAGTTTGATGTAGGCGGGAAACCGATCTGGCTGACTGCAAACATCAAGTACGCGGAAGAATACTCCACTGCGACGCGCAGCGTTGAGCGAATTCTGCCGGAGGCATCGATCTACGCAGGGAACGTCGATCGTATTATCCCGGCATATATTCGCGTGGAGAATCCGGCGGATGTTGGAAACACTGACGGCGGATACAGCGGGAATTATGTGGATCTTGCGAAGCGGCTACAGATCAGACCTAGCGAACTGCAAGCCGTATGGGAACAGGCGGGGAAGCCGGAGCTCATGTGGCAGGTGATCAATACGCCGGGGATGGTAGAGATGCTGAAACGGCATGGATACGACGGGGTTCAGGCGGTTGAGAACGGCGTGAAGGCATGGGCTGTGTTTGATTCTGCGCAGGTGAAGTCCGCGGTTGCAAACAACGGAAGTTTCAGCCTAACGAACCCGGATATCCGGTATTCTTCGCAGGACGGGCGGTATCGGGATCTGATGGGGGAGAAGGCGGCACAGTATGTGCGGCGGCTGGAGGCCGGACTGGTAAACGAGCTGGCGGAGAATCTGAGCGTGCCGGGGCAGGCGAAACGGGAGGTTTTGCGGCCGATGGCCGAGGAGGCGCTGCGGACGTTCTTTACGGACGGGCAGCTTGACCGGGCGAAGCTGAATGATCTCTTTGAAACGGCCTACCAGGCAGGCATCGAGGAAGATACGCAGTATATTGAGCAGTACGGCGACCTCAAGAAGTTCATCCGGGATCAGAAGATCTCGATCTCCGAGACGGACCGGCAGGACATTGCGGACTACAACCTGTTCCGGAAGGCAGCAATGGGAACGCTGACGATCAGCAAGGACGGCTTGCCGGTGGACGTGGCGTATCAGCAGCTGCAAGAGATGGCGCCGGAGCTGTTCCCAGCAGACATTACCGCGCCGAGCGACCAGCTGATGCAGATCTACGATGTGGCGCGCGGCATTCAGAAGGTACAGAAGACGCTGGATGAATACTACGGGGCGCAGGCGGCGAGCTTCAAGAAGTGGCAGCAGGCGAATTTCACGGAATCCATTGACCGGCTGACGAGCGGGCTGCGCGTGGCGCAGCGGTATCTGGACGCGCAGAACAAGGCCAAAGAAAAGCTTGCTATTCCGCAGACAGCGGAAGAAACGAAGCAGATGTGGGCGCAGCTGAAGGACGCAAGGCGAGTGGTCGAGAAAGCGCAGAGCAAGACGCTGCTGACGGAAGCCGACCAGAAGATCGTGAACCGGCTGCTGCGCGGGGAGACAAGCCCGGATTATGTGGCAGGGCTGGAAAACGGGCAGCAGATCCTGAAGGTCTACGAGGCAAAGGCAGACTATGACATGCTGGCGCTGAAGCTCAAGGCATGGAACGCGCAGCGCAAGCAGGGGCTGCGGGACTTTGCCGAGCAGGCGCTGACGGAAGCCGAGGCCGTCAAGTGGGTCGACAAGAACATGGGGATCCGGTACCAGCGCGAGACGATGGAGCGGAACATCCGGGATATCGCGCGGAAGGGCAAGGTCTCTGACGAAAAGGCCAATGCTTTTATCAACAAGTATTTCTGGCCTGTCCATGAGAACGAAAGCAAGCGTAAGAATTATCTGGTCGAGCAGCAGGACAGGATCCGGGAGCTGAAGCTGGACCGGCAGGTACGAAAGGAGAATCTCGTTTCCGAGAGCTACGCCGTGCAGTGGCTGGGCGAAGCAGAGTTTAACCGGGACTATCTCAAGCAGCATCCGCGTGTCGAAAGGCGCGGGGGGATGACGTTTGACGAGTGGAACGCGGCGATTCAGGAGTTTGAAAAGCAGAATCCGAATCTGGATCTCGGCAAGGTACGCGCGGCCGTGAAGGTTTTCCATGAGGTCTACGACAAGCTCTTTGAGGACATGAACCGGGTGCGCATTGAGAACGGCTATGAGCCGGTCAATTATCTGCAGGGATATTTCCCACACTTCCAGGAGAACGAGGAAGGCGGCAGCATTCTGCAGAAGTTCGCAAGGGCGGCCGGGATCGAGGGCGATGTGTCGCCGCTGCCGGCGACGATCAACGGCCTCACGGCAAACTTCAAACCCGGCATCCGGTACATGGCGAACATCCAGAACAGACTTGGCTACGCGACGGCGTATGACGCGCTGCAGGGATTTGACCGGTACATCGAGGTCGCGACGGACGTGATCTTCCACACGGCGGACATTCAGCGGCTGCGGGCGCTGGCGACGCAGATCCGGTATCGGGCGTCAGATGAGGGACTGAAGCAGCGGATCGACGCGATCATGATGAACCCGTTCTTCAACCCGGACGAAGCCAACGAGCAGGTGACGAACCTGACGAAGGAAGGACGGTATGGGCTTTCGAACTTTGTGGATGAGCTGGACGAATACACAAACCTGCTGGCGGGCAAGAAGTCGCGGCTCGACCGGGGGATGGAGAGGTTTTTCAACCGCAAAGTGTACAACGTCCTGAAGAAGTTCCATTCCCGCGTGGGCGCGAACATGGTCGCGGCCAACGTAGGCTCGGCGCTCACAAACTTTATTCCGATTGCACAGGCAGCAGCCCAGACAGGCGGCTGGAATATGGTGATTGGCATGCGGGCAACGCTGAAAAACTATTGGAACGCAGACGGGTTGAGCGCAGCGTCAGTGTTTATCAACAATAGATCCGGATATGGAAGACTGGCGGAATCTACGATGGATAAAGTGTCGGAGAAAGCCGGTATTCTCATGGAGGTTGTGGACGGATTCACAACAGGTAGCGTCGTCCGTGCGCGGTATTATCAAAACCTGCAAAGGGGAATGAGCGAGATAAGCGCGATGCAGGAGGCGGATCAGTTTGCATCTGGCGTCATGGCAGACAGAAGCAAAGGATCGACGCCGACATTATTTGCGGCACAGGCACCGTGGGTGAAGTTGTTCACGCAGTTCCAGTTGGAGGTCAACAACACTCTGAGCTGGGTATTCAAGGATTTGTACCAAGAGGAACGAAAGAAAGGCATACTGGCCTTATGCAAAGCCATGTTTGGGTGGATGCTTGGAAGCTGGGTATTGAACGAGGCCTACGAAGCGATGACTGGAAGAAGAATGGGCCAAGACCCGCTTGACATCATAAACGATACGGTTGGTGATATTACGGGCTATCAGATACCCAATACGATCGATGCGATGATTTCGGGCGAGTGGGACCTCACGACGCAGCAGGAAGACGCCTACGGCGTAGCAGCAAACCTGACGCAGAATCTACTGGGTGAGCTGCCGTTTACACAGGTGCTGACGATGCTCGGATTGGAGGTCGACAACGGAAGAATTGCTGTCGCATCGGCGATACCTGATTTGGGCGCGGTGCTCAAGGCTGCGACAAGCAAAGACATCGCACCGGAAAAACGGGGCTACACGATCCGGCGGGAGCTGGCGAAGCCCGCGTACTACCTTTTGCCGCCGTTTGGCGGAGGACAGGCGAGAAAGCTGATCCAGGGCGGCGTGGCGGCATGGAAAGGCGGAAGCTATTCGGTCGACAACGAGGGACGCGACATCTTACAGTATCCAGTGTACAATGGCAACGCAGCCGACCGGGCGAAGAGCTGGGCACAGGCGCTGCTGTTCGGCAAGACGGCGACGGAAGAGGCGCAGAGCTGGGTGGAGCGCGGGTTCAAGTCGCTGTCCGCGAAAGAGACTGCGGCGTATCAGGCAATGACCGAGGGCGGAGAGGACCAGAGAGAAAGCTACGCATTCGTGACCGCCATGAAGAAGGTCGACGACAAGAATGCAAAGCTCGCCATGCTGTACGCCTACGACATCCCACAGAACGCGAAGACGGCATATTATTATTCCGTCATGGCGTCTGACGAGGAGCAGGCGAAGATGGACGCGCTGGCAGCGGACGGCGTCGGCTATGACGCCTACATGCAGTACAAGCAGATGTACTTCAAGCAGTTCGGAACGCAGACAGTTTCGCAGGAGCGGATCCAGACCGTGCTGGATGGGCTGAACCTGACAAAGGCGCAGAAGGCCGCGCTCTGGGCAGCCATGGGGACGAGCTGGAAAGAAGAAAACAATCCGTACAAGTAACCGCAGGCCGGGGCAGATGCCCCGGCCTTTGCTTCGCGGCGTGGGGTGAATCCTGCGAGGGGGTCTGCTACACTGGATGAAAAGGAGGGATGCGGCATGGCGACGCCAATTCCGGGGGCTTATCCGAGCCCGAGGATCGACAAAGGGGTGCTGCGGTGGTACGAAGGGGACACGTTCTCGATCGTGCTGCGGTTCGACCTGAAGGACCAGGACGGAGAGGCCGTCACGATCGGGACGACGGACAGCATGGCGGTCGTGTTTCTGGACGATACGCGGCAGACCGTCCACACGTTCGGCTTTGCGAAGGTGGAGAATGAGCAGGTCACGCTGAACTTCGACGCGACGGTCACGGCAAAATTCACGAAGGGGAAATACACCTACGATATCCGGTACACGCACGGCGACAAGACGACGCTGGCAAGCGGGAACCGGGCGTTCGTGGAGTAAGGAGCGGACATGAGAGTAGAGATTCCGAACCAGATCTCGGTGAAAATCGGTGGGATCATTTCCCGCGGCGTGAAGGCCGTGGAGGTATCCGACGAAGGGAAGCTGATCTTCACGCTGACGGACGGCAGCACAGTCGACCTCGGCTCCGTCATCGGCCCGGCAGGCCCGAAGGGCGAGACCGGACCGGCAGGCCCCGAAGGCCCGGCGGGCGCAAAGGGCGACACCGGCGCGGCAGGCGCGAGCATTCTTTCAATCGAAAAGACGGCCCAGAGCGGGACGACATCGACCTACACGATCACGATGTCGGACGGGCAGACGTTTGAATTCGAGGTACAGTCCGACAAAGGCGAAAAGGGAGACAAGGGCGACACCGGCGCACAGGGGCCGGAAGGCCCGCAGGGAGAGACCGGCCCGGCAGGTATCGTCGTGCAGGAGACGGAGCCGACGGGGCCGGAGCATCCGGTATGGGTGAACCCGAAGGGCGGCGCATCGGATCCCGGCATCCTGGGCAAAGACGGCACGACCTTTACCCCGTCCGTCTCCGCATCCGGCGATCTGAGCTGGACAAACGACGGCGGGAAAGAAAACCCGGAGACCGTCAACATCAAAGGCCCGCAGGGCAAACCGGGCGAGAAGGGCGACACCGGTTCCCCCGGCGCAAAAGGCGACCCCGGCGCAACGCCCAACCTCCAGATCGGCACGGTCACGACCCTGCCAGCAGGCAGCGACGCGACGGCCAGCATGGGCGGCACGGCGGAAAATCCGCTGCTGAATCTGGGCATCCCGAAGGGTGCGGACGGAGCAACTGGCCTGCCGACCGTCACCGCCGACGATAACGGCAAATTTCTGCGCGTCGTGGACGGCGCGTGGGCGGCAGCTGAGATTGCAAGCGCAGGAGGTGTATCGTTTTGAGTGAGTATATTGCCGACGGCGCGGCGCTGACCTATACCGCAGACCGCATCCGAGCGAAGACTGGCGGCACTGACCCTATTACATGGGACGCTGCAAAGGGCTTTGGGGACGCAGTGGACGCAATTCCCGCAGGGGCCTCAGAAGTAACACACATGACGTTCACGCCAACAGAAAACTCACAAAGCATCGAACTCCCGTTTACGGATGTTATCGCAACAGGGCTAATAACTGCATATTGCGCAAACATCCAGGGGACATCCGATATATCACGGATAAAACAATTTTACAGCATGAAGCTTGCGCTTAATACTGCATATGCAGGCAGAATCGACGTAATAAATGCCGATGGAGCCGCGGATTATTGGACATCAGCGGGAATTACGATGGACGGCACAACAATCAAGTTGAAGACCGGCAGGCCGTGCTACTTTGCAGCCGGAGAGACATATGTCATCCAGATAACGGAGGTTGCGATGTGAAATATTATAAAAACATGGATAACAGTTATATCCAATGTCTGAGCACTGGAGCTGGGCAGATGGAAATCACCGAAGCAGAGTATTTGCAAATCATATCAATATGCAAGAATAAGCCCGCCGACACAGCAGATTACTATTACAGACTAACCGATGCGCTTCTGTGGGAAAAGAAACCGAGGATACGCGCCGAGGATGCCGAAAACCTCTCCGCCGAGGACGCTCTAAACATCATCACGGGAGGTGTGACATGACAGAGCAGCAGGCGCGGAAATACCGCGCGATCATCGAGCAGGGCGCACAGACATTGAGTGACGCCGAAGCGCTGACAGTAAAAACGCTCTATCCCGAGTGGGCGGATCTCGTCGCGGCGCAGTACACCACCGACAAGGCTGGCTTTAAGTTTACAAGCGGCGGCGACCTCTACAAGACGATCCCCGCCGCCCACACCTTCGCGGCGCAGTGGGTGCCGGGCGTCGGCACGGAGAGCATCTACACCCGCATTGACGAGCAGCACGACGGCAGCCGCTACGACCCCATCCCATATAACGGCAACATGGAGCTGTACGCGGGCCAGTATTACAGCCAGTCCGGCGTGACCTACCGCTGCACCCGCGCAACCGGCACAGCCGTCTTTAACCCCCTTGCCGACCTCGTCGGCATCTACGTGGAGGTGGCAACCGATGACTGACACCTGCGTATGCTGCGGCGCACCCGTGCCGGAGGGGAGAATGGTCTGCGGGGCGTGCGAGATGAGAGAAAGGAGGACACAGGATGATCCTGAATATATGGGACGAAGAGCAGGAGAAGTATGTGGCGGTCCCGGCGATCAAGGGATCGGACGGTAAGAACTTTACGATCCTTGGATTTTACGGGACGCTATCTGCTCTGCAGGCGGCCGTGCAGACGCCGGCGGCGGGCGACGCTTATGGCGTAGGCGCAGAAGCACCGTATGATATCTACATTTTCGACGGCGTGACAAATGCGTGGATCAACAACGGAGTGCTGCAGGGAGCGAAGGGCGAAAAGGGAGACAAAGGCGAGACAGGTCCGCAAGGCCCGACAGGCCCGCAGGGCGAGACAGGCCCGCAAGGCAAGACCGGCCCACAGGGGGAAACCGGCCTGCAGGGCGAAACCGGTCCGCAAGGTCAGACTGGTCCGCAGGGTGAAACCGGCCAGCAAGGCCCCGCCGGCCCGCAGGGAGACCCGGGGCCGAACACGGTGACAGCTGAGACGACCACGGTGCTGAGCGGCCTGTTAAAGGGCAACGGGACGAATGTCACAGTGGCGCAGGCCGGGACGGACTATGAAGCGCCGCCGGCGCAGGTGACATCCGGGACGCAGATCGCGCTGGCAGACAACACCGAATACCGACTGACCAGCGTGCAGACGCTGACGCTCACGTTCCCGACCGGGAACTTTGCATGCTGGCTGCGTATTACGACGGCGGCGAGCGGGACGGTCTCGGTCACATTCCCGGCAACGGTAAAATACATTGGCGAAGCGCCGGCGTTCGGCATGGGCGAGACGTGGGAGCTGTCCGTCAAGGACGGCGTCGTGATCGCCGCAAAGGAGGCGTCATGAGCTGGATGGAAAAGCGCAGGCGCGCCATGATGCTATCCGCGCAGACACCGCCGCTCGTGCTCGATCCCGTTTTCGCGAACAACGACTGGGCAGCGATCATCGCTGCCTGCCAGCGAAGGCAGGTGCCGGATACCTGGGCGGTCGGCGACCAGAAGAAGATGGACATCGGCTTCTCATTCACGATCGATATCATCGGCAAGGATCACGATACCTATGCCGATGGCTCCGGCACTGCGCCGCTTACTCTGCAGATGCACGAGGTCTATTCCCTCAGCTATGCTATGCGGTCTGACGGCCACAACACCGACGGCTGGGAGAACTCCATTGTCCGTACCACCGCGATGAGCGAGATCCTGAGCGCCATGCCGGATGAGGTCAGGGCGGCCGTGCGTGAGGTATCCAAGCTGACCGGCGCCGGAAGTGCGAGCACGACGATTGTAACGACGGCCGACAAGCTATTCATCCCGTCGCAGGTGGAGCTTTTCGGCACAGCAAGCCTCAGCGCGCCGGGCGAGGGCACGCAATACGAATATTACACGCTGAGCGGCAAACTGGTGAAATATGCACGATCCGGCGCGAATGTCGAATGGTGGACGCGCTCGCCGGTCGTGACGAGTACCTCCAACTATGTCAGGCTCTACCGAAGCGGCAGCGCGTACAGCGCCGAGCCGAAGAAGAACTCATATGTTGCGGCGGCGTGGTGCTTCTGACGAAAAAGGAAAGGGGAGAAGACAGAATGCTGTATCTGAAAGCAGGCAATATGGAATACCCGGCCTCCGTCACCGGCAAGGAGATCGACCGCGACTGGGACGGACGGGCGTCAAAGACCGTCACGCTGCAGATGACGTACGCGGAGGCCGCGCAGCTGTTTACCGACGGACTGACATGGTCGGTCGCGGAAAAGCAGCCGGACGAGGATGGCACGGAGCAGACCATGCGGGAGAACGATTGCTCCGGCTACTGCGTGGCCGGGCCGATCACAGACAACCGCGACGGCACTTGCACCTGCAAGATGGGCAAGAAAACGGCCAGTGATATTCTGGCGGAATTGGAGAAAGTATATGACGCAAGATAAATTGGAAAAGCTCAAGTCTGCCATCAAGGACGGCAAGCTGGTGCAGGAGGCGGGCGGCATCACCAGCACCATCACGCAGTCGGACAAGATAGGCTACAACTGGCGCAACATCTACGTCAACGACATTCTCGTCCGGCAGGAATACGTTGAGCAGGCCGTGAAACAGGGCACGGCTGACAATCCGATCGCGTGGGCTGCCGGCATGGCGCTCATCCAGAACGCCTACTACACCAACGGCGGGGAGACAAAAGTATGGATGGGCACGGCCGGGAAAAAGGCCGACTGGACAGACGCCGGCTTCGTGCCGATCTGATAACGAAGAAGGGAGATAAACATGGACTTGCAGGATCTGAGCATTGCAGTCGCGGAGATCAGGGGCTGCGTCGACCGGAACACCGGACGAATCAAGGATCTCGAAAAGAAGAACGACGCTGTGACCAAGCTGGCCGAGGCCGTCGCCGTCATGGCCGAGCACATGAAGGCGCTCGACGACAAGATCGACGACATGCAGACGAGCGTCAACAACCTCACCGGCCGCCCGGGCAAGAACTGGGACGCGCTGGTCAAGATCGTCGCGACCGCACTGGTCACGGGCATCATCGGCTGGGTGCTGGGTAAAATTTTGTAACACACGCCGCAAGGCGCGAATTTGAAAGGAGAACTACATATGAACGCAAAATGGTGGAAAGCCGCGGGCATCCGCGCGATCAAGACCGTCGCCCAGACGGCAGTCGCAACTATCGGCACGAGCGCGATCCTGTCCGAAGTAAACTGGATCGCCGTCGCCTCAGCCTCTGCGCTGGCGGGCATCCTGTCCCTGCTGACGAGCGTCGCGGGCCTGCCGGAGGTAAAAGAAGAATGATGGAGATCAATAGATCCATCCGGGCGAAGTGGCACGGCGGAAAGCGCAAGCTTTCCGCCATCACAGCCATTGTCATGCACTACACGGCCAACACCGGACAGATGGCGACGGCCAAGGGCAACGCCCGCTATTTTGAGGGCGGAAGCGAGGGACGAAAGGCCTCAGCCCACTACGTCGTCGACGAGGGCAATGTGGCCTACGAGTGCGTGCCGCTCGATACCGTCGCCTGGTCCGTCGGAGACGGGAACAAAGGCCCGTATGGCAAGCTCGTCAACAACTACAACTCGGTATCGATCGAGATGGTCAGCCACACAGACGCCGCCGGGCGGTATTACATCCCCATCGAGACGCAGCGGCACGCGGCGGAGCTGTATGCGCAGCTCAAAAATCAGCTGCCGAACGTCAAGTACGTCGTGCGCCACTACGATGTGAGCCTCAAAAAATGCCCTGCGCCGATGATCGACGAGGGCGAATGGAAGAAATTTAAGAATCTGCTGGAGGAGGCGGAAGAAGTGAGATACGAAAAGCTGAAAGACGTCACGAACAAGACGTACCGCGAGACGCTGGACAAACTGGTGGGAAAGGGCCTGCTCAAGGGCAAGGGCGGCGAGGGCGAAGATCTGCTGCTCGACCTTGCCGAGGATAACGTCCGGATGCTAGTCATCCTTGACCGCACAGGCGTATTTGATAAGTAAGCTGCCGCCGGCATGCGGCGGCTGGAAGGGAGTGACGAAGCATAACTGCGCGGCTGGCTCTGCCGAAGGAGCTGGAACACCTCACGCGCAGCGACTGGGAGCGCATCACTGACGAGGGCATACTGGATCAGATCGATCAGCAGATCGTGAAGCTCTATATCGTGCGCAGGCTCCCGCAGATGGACGCAGCCGCCGAGATCGGCGTCGACCGCAAAACCATCTCCCGCCGCCTGCCGCACATCTACAACACCGCCCGCCGTCTGGCAGGAGCATAACGCAAACCGCCCCGAGCACAACGCTCGGGGCGGTTTTTTGCGCATTTTTATAAATCCATAGCCAGGATCTCCGACGCCATCGCAGCCACATACGACGGGCACTCGCGCTGCCCGCCGCACCAGTTTTGCACGGTGCGAAGCGGGATGTTAAAAAACTGCGAAAATCCGGTCTGTGTCATGCCGTATTTTTTGATCAGTTCCGGGACCGTGCAGTGCGCGCCGTCCCAGATCCCGCCGAGCAGCGCCAGCCGCTCCGCCGGAACCTCGGCATCGCCCCATACGCTGGACAGCGCCAGATCAGAGATATAGGCATCACGGTCAGCGTATGTGCCGGCCTCTGCGTAAAGCGTGGAGCGGATAAAAGGGGTAAGTGTCATGGTTTGTCCTCCAATTTTGTAACAGACCAGCCGTGCCAGGTGTAGCCGCGGCTGCCTGCATCATATAGCGCCTTACATACGGCGTCGACGGAATCCGGGTCGCCGGAGATATCAAAAAGTCCGGGGTGCTCACGGACAAAGTTGCGGAGATTATGCACATCGTAGACCTGATGCGCAAAGCACAGCCGAAACGATCTCGCGGCAATGTGCTGTTCGCCGGGTCTCGTCAGCGGCGACAGAGCCTGCGCCGCTACACGCGCGGATGGGGATTGCTGCGCCTCCTGCAGCGCGCAGCCGCAGGACGTTGTATGCCCGGATTTGAGATTGCTCATGAGGACAACGGCGGTGCCGCCGCAGTCACACCGGCAAAGCCAGAGAGACTGGCTGCTTCGGCTGCCAACGCGCTCCACTGCGACGAGCCGACCGAACCGCTGCCCGGTGATATCTGCGCGGCGCTTGACGCCGCGATCATGGCCGCATGAAGTGGATTTGCCGCCGCGAAGATTGGATGATAAAACGACGCGCTCCGCACCGCAGGAGCAGCGGCAGCGCCAGAGGAGCCGCCCGCCAGCATCTTTCCCGGCAGGCCCAAGCACACGCCAGAGGCCAAAAACCTGACCGGTCAGGTCGATTGGTCGCATCCCTTACGCATGAGCAACGACGCTCCAAGCGTCGCTGCGGCTGCCGTCAGTGTCAATCCACATGCGGCAGATATTGTCGGTCAGGCAGCGGTAGATAGCGCCAGTGTTGACGTTAAAACGGTAGGTGTACTTGCCGATAACGGTATCGATTCTTTCTTCAACAGCATTGCGGATGATTCTTTCGATGGTGGTCTTTTTCATGTTGTACCTCTTTCCGGCTTATCGCCTTGCTTTATCTTATGGCCTTATTATACACCCAATGGGTGCAAAAGTCAAGTGGGAAATGCAAAAAAATATAAAAAATTTGGTACACAAATGCCCCATAAATGTCCCCCAGAAAAAGCGCGGAGCCGGTAGACTGAGGATAGGAGCTGGCCAGCTTACTTAATTTTTACCGGAGGTATTTTTTATGGAATACGCAAGCAAAGGACTTGCAGGGACTGCGCTGGGCTTCGGCATCGGCGGCGCCGCGCTGGGTCTGGCAAACGGCGGCCTCGGCAATCTGCTGGGCGGCCTCGGCCAGAACAACAGGACAGCGGCTGCAGAGGTAACGGCAGCTGCGGCCACGCCTGCCATGGCTGCACTGGCTGCCGCACTGGCCGCACGCCAGCAGGAGCCGACGTGCAGCGAGAACATGCCGGTCACGCGCTACGATCTGGAACGCGAACAGAAGCTGGCCGCGAAGG